AACCAGCCAGAGATGTTGGACTTGTTTTCTCTTTTGGTGTCCAGCTTTGGGTCAAATCTTTTGATGTCTTCGTCGGTTGCGTGATACGCCCTGTTCTTAACCTTGCTCTTCTCAAGGAACTTGCCAAGGTTGGCGTCAGCCTCGGCCCTCGGCAATATCTTGGCCTCAGTCGATGCGGCTGGCAAAGCAGGCACGTCGCGGTCAGCGAACAGCTTCTTGAAGCCCTTTGCCGCGCCCTTGGCGATGCCACCAGCTTGCATTGGTGCGCCACCCTCAGCCATGAACTCTAGCTTCTTGAGGCCAGCCTCACCACCTTGGGCCATGCGTTGGGCCATAGCCTGCGCCAAACGGGCGTCAGCGGCCTTGATGTCCACCTTGCCACCCTTCGCCATACGGTTGGCGATTGCGGCGTTCAGGCGGGCGTCTGATTGCTTGATGTCCACAGCGCCACCTTTCTTGTAGCCCTCCTTCTGGAGGAACGTCAGGAAGTCCTCGTCCACGAACTGCGAGGGATTGTTGCGTGACAAGTCCATGTAGCTTGCGGGCGCGGGGCGTCCCTTCTTGTCCACGCGGCCTTCGTACTGCTTCATCCAGTCACGCATAGCTTTCTCTTTGGGCGTCAGTTGGTACTTGATGCCAAGGTCTGTGCCAGTCACCTGCACAGGGAATGCCTCGTTCAGGTCAGGGCGGTGGATGATGCCGTTGTCCAGCACGAACAGGCGGTTGCCCACCTCGAAGGTCTCAGCGTCCACGAGGTCAGGGTCGGTCTCGCGCTTGAGGATGGCGTCCATCTGGCCCGCGTCCTTCCACGTCTCGCCCTTGTTCTCTTCCTTGAATGCCTTGCGGCGCATTGGCCCCTTGACACCAGTGCCAAGTAGGACGTCACCTACAGCAGACCTGCGGCTGAAGGTGTTGGCCCCAGACAGTGCTTGAGGGTCGGTCAGGTCGTATGCGTCGTCGAACAGTAAGGAGCCAGTCTTCTCCTCCTTCGCCAGCCTGATGCGGTCGTTCATCAGCTTGATTTGTGCGGGTGAGACCTTGCCAGCCTTCACCGCGTCGTGGAACTCTTTCATGGCATCCTTCAGCACGACGGTGTTGCTCTTGTGCTGGTCAGGAGCGCCGACGAAAGTCGTCCAGATTGTCTTCTCAGGGTCGTTCTGCCTGACCTTCTTGTCAGCGGTCGTCTTGTTGCCAAAGCCCCAGACAGTGTTGGCGTTCTTGTGGGGCAGTGAGTAGTGCTGGAGGCCAGAGAAGCCTACGCCACCACGGTTGGAGCCGAACACCCTTGAGCGGTCAACCTCCGTGAAGTTCAAGGTCTTGCCCTCTGCGCCAACATTGCCCAGCGCTTCAGACATCCGCATGGTTGCGGGCTTGAGAGGGTCAGCGTATTGAGCGCCAGCCGCATACTTCTGGGCCAGCTTCTCTTCTTCGGTCATCAGCAGGCGCTTCGCCGCGCTAAGACCACCCTTCACTATTTTTGATTTTGGGTCTGCCATTCGTTACACCGCATATGGGTTGACCCGCTCTTTGCGGGCATAAGCATAGTCATCATCGTCATCATACCGAGGCTCTGGGTTAATGTCGAGGAAACCCATGTCCTTCATCAAGCGAATCGCTTGCGTTGCGCTATCGACGTAGTCGTCGTGTGTCGAGTCAGGGAACGAGCATATCTGCGACAGGAAGCCTTCGCACCAGTCCTTGACGTAGCCCTTGCGCACGCTGGACTCAGGTAGCCAGACGCGCCCAGTGGCGAAGATGGATGCCGTGATTTGCAGGCGTTGCATCTTGTCGGCTTTGCCGGGGTTGTATCCACGCACAGGCAGGTGAGCGGCTCGGAGTTCTTGAATCAGGGAGATGCCTGCCGCCTTGTCCTCGACCAAGATGAGGTCAGGGCGCTTGGCGTCCTTGCCTTCACCGTAGGAGACGCGCCACTCTTCCAGCACCTTGGGCTTCAGGGCAGGGAAGGTCAGGTGTTCGGCCCAGCAGTCGATAAGCAGGACAGACATCGGGCCATCCATTGGCTTGAACACGCCCCACGTTGTCATGGCGGTCGGGTCGTTGTACTCCTTGTCACTGAAGGCGCAGTCATAGGACTGGACGATGAACTCGAACTTAGGGAAGGGGCGGTCGGCTGGGTACAGCTTGAACATATCGCGCCCGACCACCTTGCCGTCTTCGAGGTCAACGAGCATACCCATGACCTCCTGCTCGTACAGCTTGGAACCCTTGTACTGCTCCAACTGGTTGCGGAAGGTCGAGGCGAGGTTGGCTTCGTTCTCGTAGGTGCTGGCGCGGTCAATCACCACGTCGTCACCCTCACGGCCCACAAGGTCGATGATGAGGTCTTTGGGGCGCGGTGTCGTGGTCACAATGACGCGGGGCTGGTCACCCAGACGCAGGCCCATCATCATCATGTCCCAAGCCTCGCCAGCGCCGAGGTACTGGAATGCCGCCAACTCGTCACACCAAGCGAAGTGGAACTGCGGGCCACGCAGACGCTCGTATGAGTCGCCTGAGATGCCTCGGATGATGGAGCCGTTGGACAGCTTGATTTGATGGTCTTGCTTGTTGTAGTCCACCACCAGTTCCTGCGGTATGCAGGCGAGGAGACCAGACTGGCCCTCGAAGCAGGTGAACTTGATGTCGTTGGACGTGGGCGCGAGGACAAGGCAACGGCTGTTCGGGTTCGTCCATGCCCACCACCACAGCGCCTCAGCGGCGGAACGGGTCTTGCCTGCGCCTCGGCCTGCAAGCATCATCCAGACGGTGTAGTCTTGCTCAAGTGGTGGAGGTATCTGGTAGCGGTGGGCGCTTGCCACCCAAGCGGCGTGGGCGATGTAGGCAATGCGGTCATGCTCAGGCTTCGCGTTGAACTCTGCCTGCGTCTCTGGGTCTTCGAGAATCTCAGCCAGCACGCTTGGTCATCTCCATGTTGCGGATGATGTCCAAGAACTTGTTGGCGTTGGTGTCCTCGGTCTTGATGGCGGCTCCACCCTCCACACCCTCGACTGCCACGCGGTCACCGTACTTCTTGGGCTTCAGCTTCATGGCTGTCCACTTGCGGGCCTCGATGCGGTTCTTCTGCCATTGGAGGAAAGCGCCGTCCAGCTTGTGTTCAATCAGTGCGCCAGTCTTCTTGTCCACCACCGCGATGATTTCAGGTTGCTCGTCCGCGATGCTGATAATTTCGTCAGCCAGCGTGTCAGCCTGCTCTTCGCGTGCGCGTGTGTAGTTCTCCGCAAATTCAGGATGGCGCAACAACCACTCGTAAACCGTGGACTGCGCTGGCATCCCCTCATCCCTCAGTATCTGTCTCAGACTCTCCCCTTCTGCTATCCGTATACAGATGACAGTTGCAAGGTGGGAGTTGTATGTGGTGGGAGCGCCTACAGGGTTCTTTTTCGGCGGCGTGGGCGCTTCTGCGGGCGTAGTGCTACCTTGGGCCTGCGTGGTGGCCTTCGGTGTCTTGGCGGGCTTCTTTGCCGCCTTCTTGGTGGTTTCTGGCATAACCCGTATTCCCCATGAACGTGAATGAATGACGTCAGTGTATTCGATTCGCTTTCATTTCGCCAGATGCTGGTTGTCAGTGGCCCAATCGCCAGCAGGGTGCTTCCCTCTGGCAGGAGCGTGGGAGGTTGTCTCAGCCGCACGGCCCTCACAGTGCGACATAGCCACAGCGTCCCGTGGCGATTCCCCTTTTCCACCAACACGACTGGGGACTGTTCACGGACGGTCTAGGGCTTCTTCTCTCCCCGTCCACGGCGTAGCATCCTTTCGGTCTAGCCCTGAGCCGCAATCCCCATGCGTGATGGCTCCGCTTGCGCGGAAACCGACTCGGTTTTATTTCGCTTTCGATTCGTTACAGAGGCTTCCGACATAAGCACGCGGGTCTTGCTTTGCGCACTCCTCTTCAGTCAATGTGAAGTCTGGAACCCATGCCGCAAGCACGAAAACCAGAATCATCATTATACCAATTACGACCTTCTCCAGCATAGTTTCTTCTCTCATGCCGACACCTCTTTTGCAAGGATAGCCTGTAAGCCTGCCACCAGTTGCTCGGCCTCTTCGCGAGTCAGCACAGCGCTCATGCTGGCCCCGTTGGTGCGCAGGTTGAGCCAAGCCCCACCGTCGTCCCACTCAGTTGCCACAAGGCGGATGCCGTCTTCGGTGCGGATGATTGTTTCGATTTCGTCAGTCATGGTCATACCCCTTAAATGAAATATTTTGCAATTGCGGACTCAATGCGGCTCTCGTCCTGCCCAGTCATCTTGCGCTCCAGCCAAGGTGCTGGGCGTCCACGACGGTCGCACACCTCGAACTCGCAATCAACGTAGCCGTGGAAGTCCCAGTCGCTGGCGGCGTGGTAGCTGAACGAGCCACGCACGCTCTCGAAGTGAGTTACGCCAATGATGCAAGGGATGCCTGCTACGCGGGTTTCAATTTCTGCTATGTATGACATTTGATTTCCTTTCGATTTCGATTCGCTTTTGATTCGCTTGTCGGGGGGCTTGCACCCCCCTTTGGTTTAGCCGATTAACAGCGCCACGTCCTTGACATCTTCCATGTTGGCAAGACGACCGTAGTGGCTAATGCTGTACTCAATCTGCGCAAGTGTAGGAACACCCAGCAGGGAGTAGTCCACGCCTTGAATGCACTGGTTTGTGCCTTCGTACCAAGTCAGGGTGACTTGGAAGCCCTCGACGCTCTCCACTGTACGAACCTGCGCTTCTGGGCTGTCGCTGGTAACCACCAACTGGCCTGCGTAGATGTCTTTGAGTTTGATTGCTTTTTTCATTTCGCTTTTCTTTCACTGTTACCTGACTATGCGATATTGCTGTGTCAGTGTGGTTAGTATAACCCAGAATTAAACAAGTCAACAACTATTTTAAAAATATTTCTAGGGACTTACCCTAACGCCGCCTCCAACACCTTGGGGCGCTGGATGACGGTCTGCTTGATGCCGTTGTAGACGGTGTGTTCCTTGATGCTGGCCTTGATGGTGAGGGTGTCGCCCTTGCCGCCGATGTCAGAGCGGCCTTTGTAGGTGATGGCGTTGCCCTGCTCGTCGCGGGCGATGGTGATGTAGTTGTCGCCGTAGAACTCGGACTTCAGCACCACGATACGCTCGACGGTGATGGTCAAGGTGACCTTGTCGCCCACGTTGCCAATGTGCTGGCTGTTGGCGCGTGCGGCCTCAATGCGGTCAATCACTGCAAAGCAGGACTCGGTCGCCTCGACTTGGCGGGCGGACAGGTTACCCCAGTGGCTCAGGTTGCTCACCATGTCGCGCAGGAACTCATTGTTGCCATCGTAGGCCATCAGGCGGGCCACCAAGGCGCTGTTGGCGTCACGCCATGCCTGAGTAGCCTCTTGGCGCTCTGCGTCCCTTTGGGCGCGTTCTGCGGCAAGTTGTGCCTTGCGGGACTCGCGGCGCTTTTGTGCGCCAGCTTGGCGGCGTGCGCGGGCGTTGTCAGCGCGAACTTTTTCAAAGCCCTCGATACCCCAGCCAGTCTTGGCAACGCAATCGCAACCGACCTTAAACTGGCGTGCGCCAGCAATGGAACCCTTAATCCAGAACTCCCAGCGAATGCCTGTGCCGCAGTAGTCGCATACGCCACCAGCCTTGGTTGTGCCGTCGCCGTTCTCCCAGACGTTTTCGGTAACGTGGGTGCAAGAGA